TTCGCCCGGCAGCGGGTCCCAGTTCACCTCCTGCCCTTTGGTTTTCCATTCAAAGTCGTAGCTCAGCGTTTTAAACGGCGCGTGCATGGACGCCGCGAGCCCGCTGGCCGGCGCTTCCTCGGGCACGGCAAAAGTGCCGTCATCGAGCAACTGCCCCGGTTGCAGCTCGATCGTCTGGTCGATCTCAAAAAACGAGCCGTTGCCTTGCGTGGAATCGTCCACGACGTATTTGCGCCAGTAGCGCACGGTGTCCGAGTCACCCGGCTCGACGTTTTCGATGTAAGCCACCCACGTGATCCGCACACGGCTGAGCAGAATGTCGGGGCGCGCGGTCCAGTTCCAGCCGGTGACGTTGCCTGCGGTGACATCGAGCACGCGCGAAACCACGTCGCTGCTAATCACCGCGTTGCCGGCGTTATTGACCGCTGTGCCGCGATTGTTGTGGAAATGGAGGATCGGATGCGCGTCGCTGGTGTTGTAGAGCCAGCGGCAGGCGAGCAGCGGCATCCAGCGCATCTGGTCGCGGATCACATCCCAGCAGAACCGCGATTGCGCCTGCGAGCCGGGCGGGTAGAGATCGGCCACCTGCGAGACATCCCACGTGATCGGGGCACCGGCCTGCGCGGCGGTGACGGCCGCTGCGTAGCCGAGCCCGGCGATGGTCGCATCGCTATAACCCGCCCACGCGAGGATGAACCATTCCAGAGCCTCGACGATCTGGTCTGCCACTTTCATCGTGCTGGTGCCGGCATCGTTCCAGCGGTTTAAAATCACGTCGCTGTTCCATGCGTCGACAAACGTGGTGGTGAACACGGTCGGATCAGCGGGGATTTTGCAGCGCTGGCGAAAGACTTTGCCACGCAGCAGCGCCTGCGGGCCGAGGATTGTGTAGCGGCGTTCCTCCTTGTTTCCGGTGGCCTCGCCGCGCGGGTCGAGGCACCAGCCGGTAAAGCGGATCGTGTTTGTCCAGTCGCGCAAAATCACGCGGGTAAAGGCGGGGATCAAATCGGCCGCCTGCATGCTGCGCGGCAGCGTGAGCGTCATCTTGTCGTCGCCCGCGCTGGTGGCGTCCACCACGCAATCGACGATGCCGAGATCAGCCAATGTGGCCGAGGTGCTGTTGCCGATCTGGAGTGTATGGTTTTGCAGGCCCATTTTAGTAGTCGCTCCTTGCGCCTTCGATTCTCGATTTCATCTCGGTCATCGAGGAAGCCATCGCGGCGGCTGCGGCTGTCACCATTTTCGAAGCGTTGCTGATTTCCTGCGCGGAATGCGTCAAGTCCTGGGCGGCTTTGCTGTGCGCGGCGGCGGCGGCTTTGGCGTGTTCGCTCGCGGCTTTGAGGGCTTCAAAGTCTGCGCTTGCACCTGTTCCTGATTTAACCTCGCTCGGAAGTGAGAGCGGGCTTTTGGTGTCAATCGGCTTCTCATATTCCGCGTCGCGATCATGCTCCAAGTCTGAAGCCGATTTTTGGCCTCTCACATGATCATGACGATCCTCGCGCGCAAATTCGCGTTTGAGTTGGCGGCGCGCCGCAGCGTTTGGAGCGTCGCGAAGCCTCTCGTCTCGCTCCTGTTTTTTCGATTTGGCGGCTGCTTTATCAGCCGCTTCATCCTCGCGCACATCGGCCTTGACGATCTGCTCGGCTTCGCGTGCAGCTTGCTCCTTAGCGCGCTCCTCGGAGAGTTGCGCCTGATGCGCGCGATCGATTGCTTCCTCGGTCTCGTGCCGGTTCTTGCGCTCGGTTTCCTGCTGTTGCTTTAGCGCCTTGTCTTTTTCGTCCTGTGCTTCTTTGCGCCGGCGGGCTGACTCCTCCTGATCGGCGGCTTGCTGCTCGATCTCGCGCGCTTCCTTTGCGTTTAATTTTTCGCGTTCGAGTGCGGCGATTTTGTTGCCGCCGCTGACTTGCGCCTCAACCGCCTTGGCGCTTTGTGTGCTGGCGGCGTTGTTCGCTTTTTTTTGCTCTTCCTCAGCTTCCTTCTTTTTCGCTTCCAGCTCTTTTATTTGATCTTCGACTTTTTCTTTTAACCACGCAGCGAGCGCCTCGCGTTCCTTGTCGATGCGATCGCGCGCGGATTTAAAACCTTGTTTTTGCGCATCGGTATCAGCGGCAAGTCCGTGTTGTTCGTAAAATTCCGAGGCTTCCTGCGCGGCGGGTTTGTCCAGTCGAGCCTTAACCGCCGCAACTTTGTCAGCGAAATCGTTTTTCTGCTGCTTGATATTTTCGTATAACGAGCGGGCTACAGCAGCGGCTTGAGCGGCATCCTCAGCCGCTTTTTCCTGCGCTTCAATCTTACGCTTTTGGAGTTCGATTTCCTTGTCGTAAAGCGCCTGAGAGCTTTGATTACGCAGCGAGGCAAAAGTGGTTTTGGTGTTGAATACCTGTTGCCGTTTTTCCTCGTCGCTCAGGTCGGATCGCCCCTGTATTCCGGCAATGGCATTCTTTTCCTGCGCAGCCAGAAGTTTTTCCATTTCGCCATGAATGGAACGAAAAGTTTCCAGGGTGTGATCAAGTGCGGCATCGGCATTTTTGATGGCCTCCTCCCACTCCTCCGCCGGTTTTTTCATCTTCTCGGCTTCCTTTACCGTCTCGTCAATTTTCTCGCGCGCATTCTCCGCTTCGTCTGCGATTTTTTCCTGTTCCTCCTTCGCCTTTTTCGAAGCTTCGACCACATGCCCGATCAGTTCCGTGAGGCCAGTGAGCGCCAGCGCCAAGACGCCAAACACCCCAGCACCCGCCGCGAGCGCTACGCCCTTGAACGCAAACATCAGCCCATGCAGCGCGCCTTCGCCGCCTTGCGCAGCTTCAGATAACCCGGCAATCGCCAGATGCGCGCCGTGCAGCCCGTGCGTGGCTTCCATCGCCGCCTCACGGATTTCGCCCTGCGCTTCACCTTCGCGATGCAGCGCCTCCCGCGCTTCGCGCAAGCCTTCCGTCGTCTTCGCGTGTTGCGCGTTGTATTCCTCCGTCGCCGCCGTGGCCTTTTTGGTGGAGTCGGCGACTTGATCGAGACCGGCAGCGGTTTTCTGCGCGCCGTCGCCGGTCGCCGTCGTCGCGATCTCTAGATCAAACTTTTTGTCGCTCATGCGATTCCTCGGATGAGCGCCGCTAGTTAACTTTTAGCCCGACCCAGTTATAGGTGCTAGTATCGGTGGCTGCACCGGTGATGTTGGCCGAGCCTGAAAAAACGACGATGGACGGAAGATTGGTTCCGGGTGTTCCGCCGGCAGTTTTAATCGTTGGAACGATAACCGTATTCGCGTCGATGGCCGTGCTCGCGATGCTGGCCGTGCCGCTGGTGAGAGTAAACGTGCCGGAGAGCGAGTTCGCTCCGCTTTTGACCTTCAGCGTCTTGCCAACGGTGGCGGTCGTCAGATCGCCGTCGCTGAGCACCCCGCCGCCGGTGTAGATCGTTTTCACGATTGTCAGGCCGCCGTCGCAGCGCATCGCGCCGGTGCCGACGCCGCTGCTGTCGGCTGTGTATTGGGTGAGCGCGTAGCCGGTCGAGAGCGTGCCGCCGCTGAGCGTGATGACCGTGGTTCCCGCGACACCGTAGAGGACGCTCCCGCTGTTGCTGGCGGCGAGAAACCCGCCGGCTGTGGAGCTGCTTGAATTACCAAATCGGAAACCGGTGTTGCTGCCGGCCCCGCCGAGCAGCGCGACAAAGCAGTCGGAACTATTTTCAAAGGCAAACTCCGAGCTGCTGTCGCTCGCGCCGCTGCTCGCTTTTTGCACGGAAAAATAAGGCGTGGAGAGCACCTTCAACCCGAGCGCACTGCGCCAGCCGCTGGCGCTGCCGAGCGTCGGGGTGCCGTTGAGAGTCGGCGTGGTCATCGTGCCCGATGTTCCGAGCACGGCGGAACCGCTGCCGGTGGTGGTGGTGATCGAGAGCGCGCCGGTGCCGCCGCTGGTGGTCACAAGGCCGTTGCTCGTGAGGTTTGAAAGCGTCGCGATGTTTTGCGAGGTGTTCACCGTGATCGTGTTCGTGCTTCGGGTGAGGCCGGTGGAAAAGGTGAGCGGAACTTCATATGCGCTCGATGCGGTAAACGCGGCAGTGCCGAGCGTGCCGCTGCTGCCGGCGGCGAGGCTGTAGCCGTTGAGATTGAGCGTGCCCGTGCCGGTGCTGACGGTGTTACCGTTGACCGTGGCGGCGACGAGCGCACCCGCGCTGCTCACCGACCAATTCGTGCCGGATAGCGTTCCGTAGGTGGTGACGTTATTGGTGCCGGCGTTGAACTTGAAGTAGCTATTTCCCGGACTGCGCGCGATATAGAAGTTACTCGTGCCGCCGCTGTCGTAGTCGGTAAAAATGGCCGCGTAATCCGCGCTGGCCGCGTCGAAATAGAGGTTGGAATGGTAGCCGCCTGTGCCGCTAATCGTAAGCCCATCCGCACGCGGGCGGCGCGTGCTCGGCGTGGTGGGAAATGTGCCGACCCCGAAAGCGTTGCTGCCATTGTTCTGGATCGAAAATGCCGAGGCGTCGCGTGCGGCCACGAGGTTGAGCACGATTTGTTTTTCAGCCGCACCGAGCCGGATCACCGAGGGATGGCTGAAGGAAGTCGGCTGCCGCAGGTCAGCCGCGCTGCTCCACGTCGTGAGATCGCTTGAATCGCGGTATTTGCAGCCGCCGATTGTGTATTCTCCAAACAGCCGGTAAGTCCCGCTGGCGAGCAGCACCACCGATGCCCCCTCGCCGACGTTCAAGCCGGAATTGACGACGGTGTTGTAACCGGAAAACGGGCTGCTCGAGCTCGCTTCCTGCATATTGGCCGCAAAGAGCAGGTCGTAAAAAATGTAATAGGTGCCGGCGCGGTAGACGATGTATGGCGAGTTGTTCGAACTGGCTGCGGAAAGCGCCGTTCCGGTGATCTGCACCGGCGCGCTCCAGCCGGTGGTGAGGTCGATTTCGGACGCCGGGTGCATCTCGTAGGCGAGCATCTTCACCGAATCGTCGCCCGCCGCGATCGTCAGGTGCAGGCTGTTGTCCGCCGGATCGACAAACCAGAGAGGCCCCCACGTTTTCTTACCCGAAAAAGCGGCCACGGTGATTTGCGTAAAAGTCCAGTTCGCCAAATCCGTGCTGGTGCCGACAACGAAGCGGCCGTTCGTCCCGCTCATGCCATCGCTCGTAAAGGCGACGATGAACCGCCCACCGCGATAGAGGATGGAAGGATCGCGCACGGTGCCGCTGGTGGAAGTGATCTGCCGGTCGGTGGCAAATCGCCAGTTCAGCGCGTCGGTGGACGTGATGAACTCCAGTTTTTCGTCGTAGTAATTAAACGTCGCGCCGAGATAGCACTCGCTGGCATCGAGCGGCTGGTAAGTGTTGCCGATCGATGTGCCGCTGAGGTTCAGCGTGCCGCTGACGTTCACCGTCGAGCCGGTGGCTGTGTTGAGCACTGCGCCGCTTCGGAGCGTGGTGGTGCCGGAAATTCCAGTCGTGCCGCTCACGATGTTCGTTCCGCTTAACGTAGTGACGCCGCTGAACGTCTGTGCGCCGGTGTGGTTGGCGGTGGTCGGATCGGTCTGCGTGACCGCGCCGAAAGCGGCGATACCGCTGAGAAGAAAAAGTGCGATGAATGCTTTTTTCATAAAATTTAACTGGCGACCCAGCTCGGGCCGTCCTGCCACGTGCTGCCGTCTGTTGAGACTTGAATTTTGAATCCGTGCGTGATCGGCACGAGTTTCGCGTAGGTGCCGATCAGCACTTCGCCCGCCGCGTTGAGGCTGGATAGTTTGATGATCGTCGCGTCGGACTTGATTAAATAGAGCCCGCCGTCGCTCCCCGCGAAGAGGCCGGTGTAGCCGGAAGCGGGGCCGCTGCTCGGGTTTGCGATTTGCGGTAGTGAAATAACACCGTCCATAGTTTGTTAAGCAGCGAGCAGATACACGTCTGCCAACGGGTCGATGATTAGGGCGCCGTCGACTTGAAGCGAAAAGGCGACGAGGACTTTGCCCGCGCCGACTGTGGCCGTGGTGCCGGCGGGAATGATGAGCGGCGAGATCGCCGATTCGTCCAGCAGCGGCAGCGCGAAATCCGCCCCGCTCGCAGGCGAGCCATTCACCGCGATCGCGAGCTGGCCGCACTTGACGCTGTAGGTGACGACGGAGGAGAGATTCTCCATGTCTCCGCGCGTGGCGGTCCACGCCGCGCTGGTGGCGGTGATGGTGAGCGTGTCGGTGCCGTCGCTGTAGGTGATCACCAGGTTGCGCACGCCGCCGATCGCCTCGATGCGCTTGGCGTGAAACGTCATCGCTGCAATCGCGCTCGCGTGCTGCGTGGTGATGGTGAATTGCACGTCGTTGCTTTTGTTGTAGCGGTCGAGGAACTGCAGCCAGAGCGCGCGGATCGCGGCGACCGTCTCCGTGACGGCCGCGCCGTTGATCTCCAGCTTCCCGCAGCGCCCGCCGGTGCGCGTGCCATCGGCCAGCGTTACGGCGTTGCAGGTGATTCTGACGACGTTGTTCAAATCGTGCGCCGGTTACGAGTTGACGCCGAAGGTGAAGAGCGGCTGCCACGCGCTGCTTTGGTAAGCCTGGATCGCTTCCAGCTCCACCTTGTCGGTGACCGGGTTTTTGGTTGAAAATTCGTGCCCGGCCTTTGCCTTGCGCACGAGCGGGATCACGAGGTTCAACCCGCCGCTTTTCGCGCCGGTGATGTTTGCCTGGCAGGTTTGCGCCTGCTCCACGCTGCCGCCGAGCACGTCCGCCGTCTCGGGAAAATAGGTGGAGTAAAACGTGTCCACATCGATGTTATGCGGGCGGAAGCTGAGCGTTCCGGTGAGCATGCCCTGCCGGTAATCGCGCGTCGGTTCCATCGCTGGTTTCACCGGGTCGAGCACGCAGTTGGGTGTAAACGTGATGCCGTCCTTGTCGGTGACCACGGTGAGCTGCGCGAGCGTGAGCGTGACGCTGGCGTTCGTGGCCGTGGCGGCGGCGCTGAGGACGAACACCGTGCTGCTGGTGATCGAGGCCACGGTCGTGCTCGCAGGGATGCCGGTGCCGGTGATCGCCTGGCCGGGCAGGATGCCCGCCGTGCTGGTGACGGTGACGTTCGTGCTGGTGTTCGTGGTCGCGGCGGTGATGGTGCCGAGATAACCGAGCGCAAGCGTGTAGCGGTCGAACAACTCATCGGCAATCGTCCATGCCGGTTCGCTGTAGCTGGCGCTGGCCGCCGCGAAGAGCGACGCGGCATCGCCGACGTTCGTGCCGAGCGCCTGCAGGTAGCTCAACTCCACCGCCGAGCCGACGAGCGGCTTGTCCGGTGCGAAGGTGACCGGCGGCATTTTAGTCAGCATCGCGGCGTAAGCGGTGCCGGTGAGGCCGAGGTCGCTGGTGCCGCCAAACTTCTTGTGGATCACCGCCGGCAGATCGCTGGTCGGGCGCACGAGCGCGCCGGCGCTCGACGGGTTGGTGTAGGGAAAGAGCGCGGCGATTTGCGCGGCCAGCCCGGTCTTGAAGATTTTCGGGACGAAGGTGATTTTGCCCACCTTGTCCGCGATGCCTTTACTGATGCCGACGCCGCTCGCGCTCGGGATGTCAAACATCTGGTCGGGCAGGACGACTTTCCAGTCCTCCCGCATTTTCCATGTGGTGGAGTCCCAGGTCAGGTAAGCCGGGCCGCCGCGAAAGTTGGTTTGATTGCTCATGGTTTAAATTGTGTTGTTGTTTTACTGGTTGTTCGCTGCTGGTTTTGTGGTCGGAGTTGAAGCGCCGCTTTGCGGCTCCGGTTTTGGAGCGGCGGGCGCGGGCTTCGGTGCATCGGGCGGGACGATCGCGTTCACGCTGTCGGTCCATTCCGGAACTTTGGTTTGTTTTTCAGCCGGTAACTTGCGGAAGTCTTCGAGGGCTTTCGTGTAGTGCTGGTAGATTTTGGCGTTTTGTTCGTCTGTCATAATTGTTTGGTTAGTCGGTGGCGCGGGCTGCGCCGGTGCATTTGGTGGAAAAATGGCAGCGGAGAATTTTGACGCCCATCTCCGCGTCCTTGCTGCTGGTGACGTTCTGGATCGTCGGTTTGCGGCAGGTGATGTCGTAACTGCTGCCGTCGGCGGAAAAACTGAGCGTCTTGTGTTTCAGCGCCGCGATCACGCGGTCGGCAATCGTCCATGCGGGCAGTCCGGTGCCGGTCCCGACAACCGTGGTGGTCGCGGTGAGTTTGTTGCTTTCCACCAGCTCGTAAATCTCCACGAGGAAATTGACCGGGTTGTAAAATGGAGTGCGGCTTTGCGATTCGTCGTCATCCGCGCTCTCGATCAGGATCGCGACCGCCACGCTCAACTGCGCGACGCTTTTCTCGACGAGGCTCTGGATGTCGCCTTCGTTCGTGTTGACGATCGAGGAAAGCGAATGGCCGGCATCGTCCGTTTTTTCCGAGCCGTTGCCGTTGCGCGGGGTCAGTGCGGCGAGATCGGTAAAGTCCTTTAAAATCTGTGCCACCAGCGCGGGGATGGTCTGGAGGTTCGGCGTGCTCACAATTCCTTGCCCTCCCATGCCGCCTCGACTTCCGCGCCGATGCACGCGGTGTAGGTGGTCTCGTTATCCGCGATGCCGTGGCCAAAGGGCGCGCGGGCGGGAATGACGATCTTGTAAGTCTTGCCGCCCGGATGGCTCACCTCGCGGGCGAGCTTGCCGGTTTTCTTCGCGAAGCGCGCGAGCTGCGGGTGATTCTCCTGCCGCACGAGATTGCCCGCGCGATCCGTCCGCAGCCGCACCACGCCCGGCTTGGTGACGCGCTCAATCACTTTTCCTTCTTCGTGAACCCATGCGTAAGGCGCTGCGTCGATGATGTGCGTCGTTACTCGATTGCCCTGGATCTCCGCATAAAGGCGCGATGCGCTTTCGCGCATCAAATTACTGCGCGGTGTAAGCGAGCTTTCGGTTGTCGGCCCGGAGAGGCGCTTTTCCTTGATGTTTAACACCGTTTTTTCCGTAGCCGTGTCCATCCCTTTGGCGATCGCGCGCAAAGTAAGGAACGGAAATTTCTTTACCCGTTCCGCCAGTTGCAAACTCGCCATCGGAATAATGATCTTCACCTCGCTCATGCGCGCGCCCCCTCAATTGGCAATCTGCAATCAGCAATCAGCAATGCCCTCATGCCGCCTCCTCCTCGATTCCCTCGACCGCGACGCAATGGCAGTTGCAGACATTGGCCGGCGAACCCGCGCCGTCGCCGGGATACATCAGGCTTTCGCCGCCGACGATGAACGGCCCGTCCACCGGCACGTTCTGGTTGCGCGGATCGTCCTCGGCCTCGGCGTGCCATTCGCGCACGTTCGGCAGATGGCTGGTGAGCCAGCGCTTGGTGGCGATGCCGGCCTGCTTCATCCCCTCCTGCCGCGCGTATCCAAACGCGGCGGCGGTCTCGGTGCTGGCGATGTTCGCCGCGCGGCCTTCACTGATCTGGTCGAATTTATCGCTGACCCGTTGCGCGATTTGTTTCAGCGTGCTCCCCTCGTCGAGCGCGGTCTTGATTTCATCGGAAATCTCCGCGTGGATTTCATCGGGGATGTCCGCGAGCTTGTTTTCGCGTTCGTTTAAAAATGTGAGTGCCTTCGGGTCGGCCATCACGAACGGCTCGTCGCGCCCGAGTTCCTCGAAAAGCTGGTCGCCCGCGAGCTGGAGCGCGTCGGTCGATTCACTGCGCAGCGTGGCAAAAAGCCCGTCGCGAAACTCATCGGGATCGAACACGAGATCGGACACGAACCGTGTGCCTTCGGCACTTTTTACCGCCGCAGCTTTGAGGCGTGCGCTTTTCTCGATCTTCCGCAGCGTCTCGAATTTCGCATAATCGAGCTGCCGCTTGATCGCCGCGTGCATCGAGGCAATCACCGGTTCGCGCTTTTTAAAATGCGCCGCCGCCAGCGCCACTTTTTTCGGGTCGCGTGTTTTGCCAGCCTCCGAATTTGCGCACGCGAGCGCGGCGACGATGCGCCGTTGCGCCGGCACTGGAAGCAGCGTGATGGCTCGCAAGGTTCGGGCAATTTGTGGGCGGGTCAGCATGTGATAGGTGATGGTCATGCGTTGCCGCTGTCGGCGGGCTCGCTCGGGTTCGCGTAATCGTTCGCCGTGCCGGTCTGCTGCACGCCAGGGCGCGGGGTCGGGTGCATGCGGCCGATCACCTTGTTTTCACTCCCCCAGCAGCCGCCCTTGCTGGTGGTGCCGGCGGTAGGCGGCTCTGGCGCGAATTTCTGCGCGGCGATGTCGCCGAGTTTCTTGAGCGCGTCCTCGTATGCCTTTTTGCGCTCCTCGGTCTGCATCGCCTTTAGCGCCGGGAGTGCGATCAGCAGTTTCCAGCGGGTGATGGCAATGGCGTCGTTGTGCAGCCCTAGCGGGAGCTTGGTCGTGTCCGCATCGAGATCGTAACCGCCGCTGCGGATGGCATCGCGCACCTCCGCGACCACGCGGGAGAGGATCGACGCGATATTGTCGATCCCCCCCTGCTGGTTTTTGATCACCGCCGCGTCGCCGGGCGTAAATTCGCTCAGGACATCGGAAGTGGTGGGTGCGCTCCAGGCCATGTTAGTTCAGCGTGGCCAGCAAGGCTTCGATGAAGTCCGAAAGCTCCTGTGAACCGGGTTTCAGCGCTTCGTTAAAAGCCCATCCCTGCCCGCCTGGGCCTTCACGCATCACACGGCGTGCTTCGGCGAGTTGACCGACGAGCCAAGCCCGTCCGATAACACTGTCGAGCGGGTTCGCCTGTTTGGTCTTTTTTGGCTCCGCCGTCTTGGCGGTCGCCGTCGCTGGTTTCGCCATGATGCGCTACTTGGTTGTCGCGGTGATGAGCGCGCCGGTGGTGCCGCTACTGATGAGCTTAAGCGTGCCGGTGGTCAAAACCGCGTCGATGGGGATGGATGCCTGCGCCGCCGTGGAAACGGTCGCAAGCGTCGTGGTGCCATCCTTGAGGATCAGCGACGAATCGGCGGTGCCGGCAGTTCCAATCACCACACGCGTGATCGCGTTGATGCTGGTGACCGTCGTGGTGCCGGTGGTGCTGATGTAGCTGTAAGCCGAAGGCGCGGCGGAGATCGCCTGCTTGTGGGCAATGACGAGTTCCGTGTCGTTTGTCTGCGGCTTGAGCGAGCTAAACGTGGTGTTGAGGTCAGTCGCGTAAACCGCGCCGACGATGACTGCCGCAATGGCTGCGGCGATGAGCAATGGTTTCTTCATTTTTTTTAACTTTTGATTGGTTTTTGTTGTTGGTATCCCGCCGCCCGCGCGGCATGCACCGCGCGGGCGAAACGGGAAGGTTTTTACTGCGAGGTGAGCAACTGGCCGGCGTTCGCCTGGCCGAGCGCGGTTCCATACATGATGGAAATGCGGCGGGTGGCCGTGCCTAGTTTGTGATCGACGTATTCGACCAGCATCACGGAGATGCCGAGGTCGGGGTCTGTGACGGTGGTGACGTTGCCGTAGGAGCTGCCGGGCAGCGCCTGCGTGTAGTCATTCGGCATGCGGGTCGCGACCACGAGCGCGCTCTTGCTGCCGCCAAAGCCGACGATATGGTCGGAGCCGGCGGGCAGGTTCGGAGCGTCCACGACCGTGAAGCCATGCACGTCGGGCAAGGTGCCGTCCGTGATGATTCCCGATTTTTGGAACGCCGCGAGCGTGACGATCGCATTGTCCTGGGCGAGCTTGCCGAAATACGTGCTGTAAAGCAGCAGCGTCCGGTTCATCGCACCCATCGGCACGCCGAGGATATTCAGCGGCACCGCCATGTTGATCACATCCGCGCGGCTGAAGTTCGCAGCGGCCTGCGTCACCGGTGTCGCGGTGAAGTTAGCAGCAGTGATGTTCGCATAGAGCGCATCGACGATGGCCTTGGCCAGCGCGTAGCTCTGCGCGGGAGCAGCCTCGCCAAAGAGGTTGCGGACCGTGCTCGAAAGCGTGTTGCTGTCGAACGTGATCGGCACGCCTTTGTGCGCGTTGATGGTCACGCTCACGTCCGTGGTCGTGTCATCGCTCGCCGTCCAGCCGGTGCTGGTGTTGTAGGTCTGCACCGTGGGGATGCTCACGATCCGCGTGGTGACCGTCTGGTTGTAGCTCGCCGGCTGGTCGCTGAAATCGGTCGAAAACCGGGTCAGCGCCGGGAAGGTGAGTTTCAGCAACTCCAGCACGCGTTGCACGACGAGCGTGCCGGCGAGTGTGCCGACGCTGTTCGCCGAGATGAGCGGGCTGTCCATGATCCGCGAATCGTGGCGGAACTCCGCCGCGTAGATCGCCGCCATTTCGCGCGCCAGTTTCGATTTCTCCGTGCGGTCGGTGCAGGCCGAGTTTTTCGCGACGAGCGCCTCGTAAGCGGAGAAGACGTTGCGCGGATCGGAGCCGGTGACGACGATGCGTTCCGCGCCATTGCTGGCGACGATGCGCGTTTCGAGCGCCTGCGCGCCGCCCCATTTCGCATAGATCGGCTCGAATGTGGCCGGGTTGTCGGTCACGTTTTTCTCGATCTCGGCGAGCGCCGCCGTGTCCTTGGCCGCCACCGCGCCGCGCTTCACCATATCCGCGACGAATTGCTTCGCGTGGGATTGGCGACGGGCGAGGTCGTCGGCTTCGAGTTTGGCAGCCTTGGCCTTGAGCGATTCGTTTTCGAGCGTGGTCTGGCTCGCTTTCAGTAGCGCCTCTTTCGCTTCGATTTTCGAGGCGACGAGTTCGTCATTTTGTTGTTTGGCTTTGAGAGCCGATTGCTCGCTTTTCAGCGCGTCAATCTCTTTTTGAAGCTCCGTGTTTTTGGCTTGGAGCGCAGCCAGTTGTTCAGGTGTCATATTGACTAGGTTTTCCTTTTGTTGTGATGGATGCGCTCCATCGGCGTTTTTCGCCCACAAGGGCAAAATCTGGTTAAAGGCCGGGTCGTTCACGAACCCGCCCATGTTCGGCTTCGCGTCCTCGCGGCAGACGATCCGCGCCGGTTTGGCGCGTTTGTTATCCACGTGGAATACAGGCGAGAATTGCCGGTAATCCTTCCCCTCGATCGCCGCGCGGCCGCTGCCGGTGAGTTCCCCGCTCACGTAGATGCCCGGCGCGGGCGTGTCGCTCCACTCGTAGCGCTCCGGCCAGAAGCTGGCAGGGCCATCCTCGTGGTTGAGATCAAAATAAGGGCGCTTGCCTTTCGCGGTGAGCGCCTCGTGCTGCGCCTGCAGCGCCGCCGCGCCCGCGCGATCCGCGAGCACGTCGATCGGCAACCCGATGCCGCCGCCCACGGGCGTGATCGATTGCACCCCGCCCGGCATATACATAAACCGCCGCGTCGCCGCGACCGGCCCGGCATGCGAGAAAATGGCGATGGTGTCCTCGACACTTTCCTGGCCGCCCTCGTTCTTCGCGGTGATCGGTTCGTCGATTGGCGCCGCGCCGATGGTGGAAAGCTCCACGTCATTCGGCACGAAAATCACTTGCACGTCGGGATTGTTTTTGTGCCAGTCGTTAAAAATGGCGACGAGGCGAACCATGCACTCACTCGTGACGGACCGGCTGTATTTCACGACCAGCGTTTCGCCGGGCTTGAGGCTTATGCTTTGAAGGGCTTCGATTTCGATGTTCATGCGAGGGTTTCCGCGAGGGTTTTTAGTTCGCGGGCAAAAATGGCGTCGTCGGGTTGGGCGGCGAGTGCCGCGAGCTTGCTCTCAAGCGGGTCGTCTTCCCCTGAGCGCGCCTTCGGGGGAGTCACTTCCGAAGGCGACTTTTCGTTGTTTAACGACCCTGTTTGTGGTGTTGAATTTTGTTTGCGCACGACCGGTGCGCCTTTTGCCGGTGCAGGCTGGTCGAACTTGGCGCGCATATAGCCTTCATCGAGGTCGAAAAGCTGAGCGAGGATTTGATCCCTTTGCGCATCTTCCAGGCTGCCCTCCTTTTTCTCCAGAAGCCGGCACTCCGGCAGCAGCGCGCCGTCGCCGTAAGTCAGCGTGAGGATGCTCGGGATGAGCTGGCCGTTGAGCACCGCGCAGGCGAATTTGCCGGCGGCTTCGATCCGGTCCTGTTTCACATCCTTTTCCACCGAGCCGAAGGCTTTGCCGCCGCCCTTGGTGGCGCTCTGGCTGCCGCTCATCGTCTGCCCCAGGATGAGCAGGCGCGCGTAGCGGTCGGCACGGTCGAGCAGCTCGCCCTGCGGGCTGTGGTCGCCGGTCTTGCCGGTGTCTTTCAAGTCGAGCGTGGTGCCGGCGGGGAAGGCCGCCCAGCCGGCGCTCCCCATGTTTTGCAGCATGTTGCAAATCGCGTCCACGGTCGATTGCGGGGCGTTCGGGTCGTAGTTCGCCCAGCGGAACGGCAGGCCGAATACCTGCGCGAGATTCATCAGCCAGTCGGCGGAGAAATTCGCCGCGCACCACCACCAGGCGAGCGCGCGGAACATCGCGCTGCCAAACGGCGTGCCGCTTTGCGCCTTGTGGATTGCGATCAAAAATTTGTGCGGCGGGAATGGAGTGACGTTCGTGTTGAGTTGCGCCTGGGTGAGATACGAAGATGAGCCGGGCGCGGAGGCCGTGGCGGTGGCGTTCGGGTTGAGGCCGAGCACGCCATCCTGTCCCCAAGCGAATGCGGTCGGGTCGGCCCACCACGTCGCGCGCGGGGCCATGAACTGGCCGAGCGATGGCGTCTGCTGGATTTGCCAGCCGATTTCCAAGACCGAGACGCCGCAGAACCACGCGTGCAAAATATCGCTGATCGTCCCGTCGAGATCGTTCTCATCCGCCGCCGGGTTCGGGCGCATCCCTCGCAACGCCGCCCCGGCCACCTTGCAACGCTCGATCGCGTCGTTCGTCGGGTCGGTGTCCTCCTCCGCATACGGCTCGAACACCATTTTTTTGCGCTGCACGCCGAGGACGATTTCCTGCACGCACGCGGCCAGCTCCGGCCAGCTATCGAGCATCAGGCGGAAAAGCGCGGCCTGCTGGACGTGATAGCCCGACGCCGCCCCGCGCAGCGTCATCTCGATATATTGCGGTGTGATCGCCGCGAGCTGCGGCATCAGCCATTGGTAGCCGCCATTCTGCGGCCGCAGGATGCGCGCGATGGATTGCGGGCCGTTATTCGGACTCACGGTCAACGTCTGCGTGGTCGCAGGCACAATCGCCGTCGACGTCTTGGCCGCCACGCGGCTTTTTTCGCGGCGGTTGAGCCGGTCGATCACTGCGTTGTCGCGCGGGGTCATCATACTCCCGCAAACCTCCGTGGCTCAAAAATGCGGTGTGGTGCCGCCGAGTTGCCGATGCGGATTTTGGAAACGGTCTCGGCGTTCAATGCGCCGGCATTATTCAAGAGCGCCCACTCCGCGAGCTTGCCGCTGTCGAAGGTGTCGCCATGTTTGCCGTCGCTATCGGGCGTGCATTTGTAGCGGCCCTGATCCTTCACCGTGAGCCGGTGATCGTCCTTGATGTAATCCGCCGCAGGCAACACCGTGCGCCCGTCATTCACGGCGGCGCAGTAAAGATCGCCGAGATACGTCTTGTAATTGATCGCGTCGCGATAACCGGACGGCAACGGCTCCACGCTTCCGCCGCCGAGCACCAGCTCGACCGGGATGATGCGCGAAAGATCGTCCTTCGTTTCCTCCGCCGCGAGGCGTTCGTTGCTCGCGTCGATGCAAAGCCGGCGCGCGGGGCCGCCGGAATTGCGTGCGCGGATCGTGGTGACGATGCGCGCCAGGTAATCGCTCATGACCGCGCGCTTTTTCGTCTTAAAAACCACGACGAGCCGCTGGTGGCGTTCGCCGCCGCAATTCTCCGTGACGGTGATGCTCGACGGGTTGCTCGTCTCGCCGGTGGTGCTCGCCACGTCGAGGCCGATGCCGACCGGGCCGCTCGTGAGCGTCGCCGCGAGCAGTGTGAGCGCCTGCCGGAAATCGCCTTCGTTCTCGACGAAAACAAAGTTGCACTTTCCGACGCCGCGCCGTTGCGCCGAGATCAGCGCAACCAGGTCGATCGCCGCCGCGCCGCCCGCCTTGTGGTTGAGCGCATACGTCTCATCCCAGCCGCTGCGGAATTGCGGGAAGACGCGGCATTGCGCGTAAGTCATTTTTTCGCCGCGATCGTCAAAGAGCGCATGCCCGGCGGCGTAGGCATCCTTCAGCGCCACGCGATGCACGAGGATGCCCTGCTGGCCGATGTAGAGATGCCCATCCGGGTTCGCGGGGAATTGTTCGTCCTCGCTCTCCGCCGTGATCTCGCGCGGCATCGTCATTTCAAAATAGGGATGCCGGTCGTTGCCCGAGAGGTTCGAGGCGTAGATGATTTTTAAATCGGGCGTGTCGCGCATCATCGGGTCGGTGGCGATGCGCAGTTCGTTCTCGAAATTCGCGTTGGTGAAACCGGACTCGTCGCGCAGCACCGTCGCGCGCCAGCTCCGCGCGGTCGCCGGGTTCGGCGCGATCACCTGCAGCCGCGAGTAATGTGTGCGGTCAAAGTAAAGGCGCAGCTCCATGCGCGAGCTTTGGTAAAGCTCTGCAAAATCCTCCGGCGAAAGTCCGGTGAGCAGTTTGTCCTTTGACGAGTCCGCGACTTTGAAATCGAGGTCGCGCTCGCCCGCGCCGTGGTCGAAGACTTCGCGCACAGCGGCTGCTTCATTGGCAACGATCATCGCCTGCTCCGCCGCGCTGAGCGTGACGCCGACCAGTTCCTTGCCGAGCAGGAGCGACGCGCTCGCGGCGATGACCATGCGGCCCGGCGATTTCGAGATTTCGTCAAAGCCGATGTCGCCGAGCGTGGTCGATTTCCGGCATCGGCGCGCCCAGTAGAGCGCGATCTGGCGCACCTTGCGCACGGCGACCAGCGCGACGTTTTGATAGGGACGGCGCTCGCGTTTCATTGCGGGATTGCCACCTTTCCGCTCGCTTCGAGCGCATCCACATCCGAGAAGGCCGCCTTGCGCATCGCGGCGATCTGGTCCGCTTTCGAGAGGTTGCTGTTTGCGATCTCCGCCGCGCGCACGCGCAACGCTTCGTTCAACAACATTTTCGCCGCGTCGGTTTCAAATTTTTCGCGGTCGAGTTTTTGCGCCTGCTCCTTGAGCTGCTGGTCGCGTTCCTTCAACTCGCGGGTTTGCTTTTGGTCGATTTCCTTCAGCTCCAAATCCTGCGCCTTGAGCATGTGCCGGATGAACTCGGCGATGCGTTCCTCGTTCCTGAGTTCCACCGGTTTTTGCAGCTCCTCAAAAATGCACTGGCCGATCATCGTGCTCGCGGCGGAAGTGAAGCCGGCGGCGGAAAAACTTTTGTTAATCAACTCCGCGCGCTGCGCGTCGGCGCGGATGCTGGAGAGTGTCGCGGAAAAGGCTTTGTCGGCGCGGCGGTTTTCGAGCCATTTGCCGAGACGCCCGGCGGAGAGCGTAATATCAAACTCCGCGCGCAACCACGCCACGCCCGCCTCCAGCGGCACGGTCTCGCAATGCGCGAATACCTGCTCCTGCTGCGCCTCGCTGAGCTTCGAGTCCAAAACCGAATCGCCGCGTGTTTTACGGTTGTTTGGCATCAGACTCCCTTCCAGTGCGCAGGAATTGAAATTTCGTAGGGCTTGCGCAGCGGCGTGACGCGAGCCACAAAACCGCACGCGTCCTCGTCGATGAACGAGAAGCAAAAATTCAGGAATTGCTGCCACGCATTCGCGAGCGCGAGCAGCCAGCCGAGCCAGAGCGGGCGCGGGATCGGACAAAAGATTTCCAAGTCCGTGAACTGGACGGGACAAAACCAATACCACCCGATCGCGATGATGGTGATTTTGCGTTTGTTCATTGCCGCAGCAGCACCTTTCCCGTCTCGGTGATCGTCCATTTCACGTTTTGCTCGTCGATCGGGTCGGCCACGGTTTTGACGTGCGCTTTCGTGTTTAAAAAAGTCATCGCCTGCTCAAACTCCGCGTCGCCCACCGGCGGGCGCAGGCGCGTGTCGAGCTGGACGCGCAGCGTGGTTTCCGGCGTCGCATATGGAAAAGCGACTTCCAGCACATCCAGAATCGTCCGGCGGATTTCGAGGTTTCTCATTTTTCGCGGCCCTCCAGCCGTCCGAGCGAACGCACGATGTCGTCCATCTTTGTCCAAAGACGCCGGTTGGCGTCGCTGAGGATTTTGATCATCTCATCCTTGCGCTGCTCGCCGGCGCGCATGAGATCGAGTTCCATCTTTGATATTCCGCCGCGAAGCATATCAAAGTCGCGGTCGAGCTTCGTGACGTCCTCCTTGATGCGGAGCAGTTCCCCCGGCAGTTTCTCCAGCGCGCCGATGCGTCCGTCGAGCGTGTCGAGTTCTTCATCCACCGGCGGGCGTTTGCCGAACGCCTTGCGCGATTCGTTGTAAATTTTCAGCACCAGCAGGATCACGCCGCCGAGCGAGACGAGCCCGATGACGACCACGAGAAACGGCCCTGCGTTTTCCATTGTGAGTTCCGCGATCATTTACCCTTTCTCCTCCTCGTGCGGCGTCGGCGTTCCCGTTGCCATGCGAGCAGCGTCGCCAGCAAATGCTGGCTTCTCGCGGCGATCTGTTTCCGAATTTGCCGTTTCATTCCTCATGCGAAAAGTTCCGAATCGGAAATACCCAGTTCCTCTTGCGCGATTGCGATTGCGAAACACAGCTCGACGGACGCGCGATGGAGTTCCCTGCCGGCACGCGCGAAATCCGGCTTGTCCCCGGAGAGCGCGAAATTGGCGAGTTCGAGCCTTCCATGCGCTTCCCTGCAGCGTTGAAAAAAAGTGTTCATTCGAAAAGGGTCGTGTCGAGCGTGATCACCGCGACGTCGTCGGTCTCCAGCCCGAGGTAGGCGGCGAGGCCGGGCGAGAGATCGGCGATGCGCCCGGTGTCGCGGGTGGGGTTGCCGTCGATCAACGTCCCGTCGCCGGGGCCGTAATCGACCGGGCGGGCAAAGGCGATCCGGCCATTGGCCGGGTTGCAGACGCGCACGACCATCCGGCGCAAAAGATTTTTTGGCGTCTCCGCGTAGTTCCACCGCATGGCGATGTAATAGGCGTCCGGGTTCAAGCCGCGCGCGTAGCCGGTGCTGCCGCGCGTGAGAAATAATGAGCTAAACCACCATTTGCCGGCATCCGCCTGGCCGATGAGCGCGAGCCCTTCCGTCTGCCCGACGCCTTTGTCGTCCGGTCCGCCGAAGGTGGATATTTTGCCCTGGTATTGCTGCCTCATCGCAAATCGCCTCCGCTCGAAGGCCATGTCCACACCAGAACGATCAGCCCCAAAATGAAGAGCGTGGGCAGGTAGATCATCGGTAGTAAGCGGGCTGCCCCGCGCGCCCGTTCCCCCCGGACGGGACGCGCGGGGACTTTTGACCACAGTGCAAAGTCGCGGGGGATGGATTTGAACCATCGGCCTTTTGGTTATGAGCCAAACGAGCTACCAGACTGCCCCACCCCGCTGTAAAAAAAGATTTGATCACGGTTTGTTGACGACTTGGAAAGCGGGTTGCGCCCTGGGCGCGGCGGCGACGAGCGCATCCTGCTTCGCCTTTTCCGCCATGATTTTTTGCACGATGCTCCAGCCGAGCGAGAGCAGCGTGACGGCTGCGCCGATGGCTTTTTGCGCGGTGTCGTTGTCGGCGTAACCGTTCGTGACCAGGTAGACGCCGCCGCCGGTGAGAAAATGCCGCACCTGTCCCGCGAGGATCGGGCGGCCGTATTTCAAAACGAGATCGAGAATGAATTTAGGCATTTGTTTTTTTGATTGCCACGGAGGGCACTGAGATCGCTGGGGGTTTAAAAAATCTTCGTGTTCTCTGTGTTCTCCGTGGCTGATTTTTCAGGGTTGTGTGACGACTGCCGGGGCCGCCGCGACGCTCAAGTCCAGCCCCTGCGCCGCCGCTTCCTTCGCCACGTCGGGCGGCAGATGTTTCTTGATTGCCTCCGCGACCACGCCGGTGATCGCATCCGCGACCGGCTTCTTGAGCGCGGGATCGCTGATGCCATCGGCGATGGTCTGATGCACCACCGCCATCGGCGCATTGGTGCCGATGGTCGTGCGCAGTGCATTCGCGGCACCGCTGAGAGCGTCCGCTTTTAAATCGACCGGCTGACCGGTGAGGAGCTGGCTGAGCGCGGAAACGCCGATGTTCAGCGCCGCGCTGGTGGCAAAGCGTTTTGCCTCCTGCGTCGCCGGCGAGTTCCACGCCGCCTCAAACTTCGCCTTGTCAAAATGCTTTTTGCCATCGGCACCGGTGGTGCAGGCGGGAGTGAAAAACGGGATGGCGAGGAAGGCGCTGGCGAGCAAAACGAACGCAGCGCTGCGAGGAGAAATGCGTGGGTGCATATCCCAGCCTTGGCAACAAAAGTGGAAACACCGTGAGCCCTTTTTTTATGCTTGACAAAAACGCGGCTCTTGCAGGTGGAAACGTTCCACCTGTCAAGTGGAAAGAAATCTTTTTTAACGCGTTTTTTAATCCGCAGCGCTCAATCCGACTCCACAACAAACCGTAACACTTTTTGGTCGCGTGTGTGTTTTGTCTGTATGTTGAACAGCGGATTATTCCGCCATCGCCGCAAAAGTCCGCCACTCCGTTTCACCCTCGCGTAAAACAAATGTTTCGTCGTTGATCACGCCCGCCGTTTTGAAGTCGAGCAAATCCTTCCATGTAAACGGACCTTCATTCGCGCCTTCGTTGCTGTAGTAAAACGCCGGCTCCTTGTGCAGACCGAGAGGGTCGGTGTTGGCTGGCGCTCGTGTGGGTTTCGGCGCTTCCACTTGTTTAAATGTCATGCGCTCCACGGCGTCAGCGGCGCGCTCGGCGTGGTGGGCCGTCTTAGCGATCAGACCCATGACTTGCGCGAAGCCTGCGAAAAAGAAAGCGTTAAGGAGTAATGATACGAAGGCGATTACTGAAACGCGGTTGGTGTCGCTGAATAGCATGATTGTCGCTGGCAACAGGCCAAAACAACAAAGCCCCGCGAACAGGTTGAACATCGTCGCGAGAATCGGCTCGTTATACTGTTTCATATCAGTGGGTGAATACGTTGCTCTCGCAACTCAGAACGAAGAAACCGAAGATCAGGCCGATGATGATCGCGGCGAGCAACCCAGTTGCGCTTTGTGCTTTTTTAAGAATCTGTCCGCAGTGCGGGCAGGTTTTTGCCGTGGTAGAAACGGCGTTTGTGCAGGCGGGGCATTGCGTGAGTTTCATAGTCACTTCATGAAGTTGCGGCGCATTTCCCCGACCGGATAAAGCCACACGAAATCCTCTTCGTGCAGATCGAGCGGAGGGTAGGCCGCGTTATAGGATGAGAGCCGGAAGGTTTTGCCATCGGTTCCCGTGCGTTGAAAGAGTTTGCAGATCACGCCGCCGGCCTTGAGCCGTGCGACCACCACGTTATTACTAATGGGCTTTTGCGAGCAGAGCAGGATCACGATGTCGCCTTCCTGAATCACCGGCATCATAGAGTCGCCACGCACCGTCACCGCGATGGCTCGCGGGTCGCGGATGCCACCGCGTTCCAGAAATCCATCCCAGTCCACCACGTCATCAAAGTCAATCATCGCCTTGCCAGCCGTCGCCCATGAGATGAGCGGAATCTTTTTCTCCGCGCGATATTTGGCGGCGGGTTCGGAGGCGTGCGCTCTCAGCTTGTTTAACTCGTGCTCGATATCTCCCTCGCCCGAGCGCAGCCACTCAAAATCAAGTCCCGTGCGTTCGGCCACCTTGTGGAGCGTGCTGTCAAAGGCGCGGGCTCCGTCGCGCCAGTTGATGATATTGCCGGGACTCACATTGAAGATGCGCGCGAGGGCATTGATACCGCCTGCGGCGTCGATGAGCGCCTGAATCCTCGCAGCAAATTCAGAGTTCACAATGGCAATGGTCGCCCATGTAAAAAAATTTGAAAGTTTTTTCTTGCAAGCATTCAGACTGAATGACAAAGTGAATGCGTGATGAGATTCGTAGCCCCCCTTAAAGTGCGCAAACTAAAAGCGCAGATCGTATTAAAAGGGCTGTCGCTTGGAGAGGTTGTTCGTCGCGCGAAAGTCAATTACACCGCCGCATCTTCTGTTCTCTCGGGAAAGCGGATCGATGAAACCACGTTCAAGAAGTTGAAGGAGACTGTGGAAAAAGCACCGATGCCAGGGGAGGGCGCTGAATAACTCTGTATGGATATCGCTATTCAGTTTAAGCTCATCAGCCGTGTGGCGCTGGAACACTCTCAAGATGATCAACGCTTCGCGGTGCTGCAAGCCGTTGCCGAGATCGGAGCGCAATGCGGCTGCGAGGCGGAAGCCGACGCCGCCAACGCCACGCTCGCCGCGCTCAGGGTTGCCGATGAGCACCAGCTTCGCCTTTTCACAATGTTGAACACCAAAAGCTAGACCACATGATTGATTTCTCCCCAAACGAATTAAGAAGCCGCTTCCTCGAAGGCGCAATTCCGCTCCGCCGCACCGCCCGCCGCGTCGGCATCTCGCATACTTATCTGCGCATCGTCCTGCTCGGCGAGCGTTCCAATCCCGATCTGCTGCGTCAGGTCGCGCAGGTAATCCTTCAACCCGACCGCACGGCCCCCCAGCGACCCCAGCGCGAGGCGAACCGGCTGATCGAGGCGGGGTGCAATCTCTTCCTCGTAAAAAACGGCTACTACCGCTCGGCGATCTGCCGGGCCCACCCAAGTTCACGGAGTTAAACAGAATGACAACAGAGCAACTTTACCAAATCGAACTCGAATCGCCCTGCTTCACCGCGCTGGCCCCGACTGACCGGGAGGATTACGACGCAGGGGATGCCTGGCCGGAACGTCTATCAAGAGCCATCGTAGAACTTTGTCACGCGGTTGCGGAGGCAAATGCCGAAAATCCGGGTAACGCCGCAGGCGGGTTAATAAATCCAGCGCGCGATCCAGAGAGTAAAGAATCAAGCCTCGAAGCTCTGCTGACGCATCCGGCCAACGACCTGTATCTATGTATTGAAGGAAATATGCGCGGACTGCTCGCGCGGGCTCTTCTTCGCCTCGAAGGCCATCCGGTAAATCCGGCAGTGGCAGAATCAATGTCTTTCGAATCTTGCTGGCCTGCATCCGCAGAGCATTCAACAGCGGTTCCAGCCATGGCGGGGAGCCCGGATACATCTCGGCCATGAAAGCTATGCCTTCCTATTTTGCACCGCTCGGGACGGCTGAGGTTTTGACAGCTTTGCAGCCGGGCGCGATGGAGCGGCTGGTTTGCGAGACGTGCGCGGCTTTCGATCTTTGGATCGACGCGCTTTCGATGGAGGAGCTGGGCGCGCTCCCTTTCCGGATCGACTCGGTTCGCGGCGAGCTGGGCTTTGTGAAGATTTTCCTGCGCGATGCGCGGCTCGGTCTAGCTCCAGGTTTATTTGATCGAGCGCGCCGCGAGCTTCTGCAATCAGCGTTGCGTAAGTTGCCAGGCGTTCTTCAATCGAGCGTCGAAACTGCGCCGCTTCCGAGCGCAAAGTGTCGATCTCGCGCTGGAGGCGCGAAAGCTCCGCGCGCAGGACAGGCGGCTCGCCGCCGGGAGGATATTCGCTCATCCCGCAGAGCTAAGACGAAAACGCAATCCGCGTCATGCGGGAAAAAAGGAGCGGTCAAACCGGCCCGTTAAACAATGGAAGCCTCCTTTAAACAGATCGTCGCACTGGCCTGGAGCCATTGCCCGCCGGAAAAGCGGGAGATGCTGCTGCGGGACATTCTTAACGTCGCACGCGGATTGCGCGGATGCGACTGCGAGAAAATCGAAAACAGCGCCGATGCACTCCTCTCGCTGGTGCAATCCGTCAACCGCAAATCCGCCGAGTTTGCCAGCCTGTTAACGCCATGAAAAAGAACGGAACACCGATCGTGCATCAAATTTCGCTGGCCGGGCATGGCTGTAGCGTGGAGCGCCGCAAGGGACTCAGTGGCGCGGTGTCCGCCGCCTGCAACGCCTTTTTCCTCCGGCGCGGCATTTCCACCCAGCTCACCGCTCAATACGGGCGCGGCCTGCCGCTGCGTCCCCGCAACAAGAACCGTTAAACAATTATGAGACGCGAAAACAACCGTAAAACCCTCCTTTGCGCCTGTGGCTGCGGACGCAGAAATGACCAATGTTCGGGCGAGGCGTTGAGCTGGATCGATGGACTTTGCCTGATGGCTGGCCGGCGCCGGCCTGTGCCAGTGCAAACCGAAATGCCGATGCTGGAGCCAGCGCGATGAACGCCACGCAAAAGCAAATCGTGAGCACGGCCAATGCGCTCCGCGCGATGGGCGAGGAGCGGTGCGACATCGTGGTCGCGGGCGTGAAGGTGCGCGTCTTTGCCAATAGCGAAAACACCGCGCCACTCAACGCTCGCACGCTCCTGCGGGTGCTCCGCAACGCCAAGATTGATTTCAAAATTCTCCATGAACGCGCTCGCAATAACTAAACCTGCCACACTGGCGACCGACGCCGACTTTCACATCGTCGAGCAACCGAGGTGGATGACCTTTCACCGGCTGGCGATGCAGAGCGCCCGCGAGGCGGTGCTTTACGCCGCGCTCTGCGGGCTGGAGCTGATGCGCGTGCGGGCAGGGATGCCGCGCGGCGAGTGGCTGCCGTGGCTGGAGGAGCACTTCCCAGGCAGCGCGCGCACGGCCCAGCGTTACGTGGGCGTGGGCGAGATTCTGGAGTGCCGGATGAGAAATGCGACACATGGGTCGCATTTGACAACCGTGTTTAACACGCTGCTCGACGGAGGCGTGTTGCCTGATGACCGGCGCGAGGCGGCGCTCGATGCGCTGCACGAGATCGCCCCGGCGTCGACCCCGCGCCAGCTTTTCCTCGAATGCGGTGTGCTCAAGCACGCTGAGAGCCCGCACGCGGCGGCGAAGAAGGCGAAGAAACAACTGGCGAAACAGGCGGGCATCGACACGCCGATCATGGAGACATGGCTGCGGATGAACCGCGCGAAGCGGCTCCGGTTCGTGCGCGAAAACATCGACGTGCTGGAGGAATTGATCGCGGAGGCGAAGAAGCTCCGCCGGAAAGGAGCGATCTAATGAACCTGCAAATTCTACCCGAACAGGAACGGTTGCCGGCGGCGGCATGGGCCGGGTTGCTCGGCATCAGCGAAAGAGGGTTTCGCCTGCGCGCGCCCGAGCCGGTGATCGAGGAGCGCGGAAGCGGCGGCATGCAGACTTTCCGCTTTGGCGACCTGCCGGAGGATTGGCGCGCACAACTCGCCGCACGGCTGGAGGAGGATCGCGGACGCGATTTTTCCTCGCTGGTCTCCTCGCAGTCGGTCGGCTGGAAACCGCGCATGGAATTTGCCGCCTTCCCGCAGGCGACACGGGAAAAGGCAAAAAAGATGTTCGACGTGATGGAAGCTTACTTTGCCACGCTGGAGGCGACCGGACGCCGGGCGAGCGCGGAGGAACGGGCGCAGGCGATGTTTAAAAGCCTCTTTAGTTTCATCGACAAGGACACACTGGAGCTTGTCGAGCGCACCATCAGCGCGCACCGCGTGCGCGGGAAGGCGAAGGCGATCGAGCGGCTCGGCGGCTGGGAATTACTCAAGGCGCAACGGATCGCGCTCACATTCCTCTGCGATAACAAGAACGTCCCCCACAAGAACCGGCTCGAAATCCCCGCTGCGTTCGTGAAGGCGTTTCGCGCGAAATGCCTGGAGCCGGGCGTCGTGAGCGTGAGCGCGGCCTTTATCTATTTTGAGCTGCTCTGGCAGCATGGCGAGGAAGTGCCCGGACTCGGGCGGGCGCGGCGCGAGGATGAGCCGTTCCCTTTCAAGCTGGCGCAACTGCGCAGCGCCAAGGTAATCCCGACCCGAGCGGCGCGATTGATGGCCACGCTCGGCAAAGGCCACGCAATGCTCAATGGCGCGCTCCCGTCGCTTCCGTGCAGTCGCGCGAAGCTCGGGCTGCGGCAGCGCATCGAGTTTGACGACAAACGGCCCGATCTCAATGTCATCGGCGACGATGGCCGGATTTTCCAGCCGTGGATTTATTTCGCGCGCGATGTCGCCACCGGCCAGATCATCGACTTTGCGCTGCGGCCAGATGGGAACATGAAGCAGCGCGACGTAGTGGATTTGACGGTCGCGGTGATCCGGTTCAGCGGCTTCGCGCCGGGTGCGATGTTGAAATTCGAGCACGGCACGGTCTCGATCTCCGAGGATCGTGCGGAGTATCTGCGCAAGCAATTCGGCCTGCAAATCTCCCGCACCGAGCTGCTCGGCGGACGCGGCGCGACCGGCCTCTGGCGCGAGAAGACGCGCGGCAACCCGCGTGGCAAACCTTACATCGAGTCGTTCAACAACGTTTTTACTCACCTGATCGGCTTCTTGAAAGGGCAGCGTGGCAACGATGCGCGCGTGGCGATGCCCGACATGCACGGCGACCCGAACCTCACCCCCGCCACGCTCACGCACAAAAATTACCGGCTCAAAAACTCAATCACCGAGGAGGCGCTCCTTTGCGCGCAAAACGCGGTGATGTGCCAGTATTTCGAGACGGGCGAAATCCTCGACGCCCGTGCGGCCTGCGCGCAAAGCGGCATCGAGGCACCGCTGGTGCACCTTGCCGATTTTCTCGAATGGCTCAAGCTCGCGATCGCCTACTACAACCGGCGGCGCGGGCACCGGATGGACGGTTTCGCGAAGATCGAGGTCAACGGGAGGCTGGTGACCGAAAGCCCCGACGACAAGGAAAAGCGCCTGCTCGCCGAGATGGGCGCGCGCGGCGAATCGCTCCTGCGGATCAGCGAAAAAGATGCGGCTCTGCTGATGATGCGGATCGCGCGGGCAACATTCACCGCCAACGGCTGCGTGATCAATGGCTGCCGGTTCTGGCACGAACACAGCCGCGTCGTGCACGAGGCGCAACGCGTGGGTAAAAAGGAATTTCTGATCATTCACGATGTGGACCGTCCATTTGAGATTCACGTCCTCAAAAACCCCGTCTCGCACATCGACGAGTGCAACGAAAAACTGGCCGATGACGCCGAGAAACCGGAGCACCTCGAAACCATCCCGATGTTTGTGCCGCCGGAGCGCACCGACCCCGAGGCAATGATCCGCCGCAACGAGCGGCAGGCGATCAATCACAACCGGATTGCCCGCGAGGCGTTGATTGGTTCACAGGTTTACATCGAGGCCGAGACCGCCCGGCGCGAAGGCAACACCGCCGCGCTCGATGCGCTCCGCGCCCGTGTCTGCGGCCTCACCGCACAAGTCGCGCGCGAGCTGCCGGAGAGCGAACTGGCCGGCCGGATCAACAGCGCGGAATCCCGCGCGGCGCAGCGCGATGCGGCCAAGCCGAAATACATCGAGTCGCTGGGCGATGAGCGCGACTGGGCCGCGACGCAGGAGGATGAGACATGAATTTTGATCAATCTGCCGCGCCACGCGGCGCAACAGAGCGGGGCGCTCTCGTGAGCAGCGAAGCCTCAGCACGTGGCAATTTTTCCAATCAATTAACCACAACACCACAAACCTAGAAACCACACACCCTCCCACATGTCCACTACACGACTTGCCCCTCCCGGCGCAGACCCCGATGCCAGCAACGAGCGTTACCTCGCCAGCGCGAAGCTGCGCGGGATTGCGATCGGGCTGAACATCGTCGCCCGCGTCGCGCGCATCCGCCCGCCGCAGGAGCGCGACGCGATGCTCTGGCTCTGCAATTACGCCCGGCTGCGCGATCTCACCGCCGACGCCCTCAGCGGCGAACTCGACCTCGACCGCACGGAAATCCGCCGCGCGCTCACCGATCCCGACGCCGATCTCACCCGCTTTGTGCGACAGGTCGACCTGCTGCGGGGCCGTTTCGAGCGGCACCTGCACGAGGAACGCGCCGCGCAACGCCGCGACTGGCGGCTGGTGGGCGAGTTTGACAAGGCGCTGGGAAAAATCGCCGACACGAAGGTGCGCCGGAAGATCGGCAACGCCTTTAAAATGGCGCTGGCCGAGCCGCAGATCATCGAGATCACCGGCAAAACCCGCATGGGCAAAAGCATCTGCGCGCGGCACGAGTATTTTAAAAACCTGCACCGCGCCTGCTGGCTCACCGCGCCATTTGGACCCACGGAAAAGGACTGGACGGAAGCCCTGGGCAGCGCGCTCGGCGTCCACATCGGCACCAACGGGAAAAACAGCGAGGCCCGCCCGAAGATCATGGCCTGTTTCGGCCCGAACCGGATCAACCTCTTAATTGTGGACGAGGCGCATTATCTCTGGCCGAAGGATTTGCGCAATTCGCCGTCGCGGATCGAGTTTCTCCGGTTCCTGTGGGAACTCCACGGCGTGAGCGTGATCATTTTAGCCACGCCGCAATACAGCGAGGCGCTCACCGGCGCGATGAACGATAACCCGCGCTGGGCTCCCGGCCAGTGGGTGGGCCGGGTGCAGACCTTCCCGCTCGCCGACACGATGAGCGAGCCCGACCTCGCCGCCGTGGCGCGGCATCACGCGCCCGACGCGAGCGAGCCGGTGATCAAGCAGCTCGTCGAGCAGGCGCTCAGCAGCGAGGGCTATTGCGGCGCAATGGTGAAGGCGATCGAGCGCGCCCGGTTCAAGGCCGAGGCCGGCCGCCCGCTCACGGTGGAGCTGGTAAAAGAGGCGCAACGGCAACTGGAACGCGAAGCGCGGGTGGCGGCGCTCACGCCGAGGTTTGGGAGAAATGGGAGGGCGCAATGAGGACACCCGAGGGCGACGCCATTTTTGCAGTGGTGAAAACGCGCGTGGGCCGCGACCACGCGATCACCAGCGCGGACATCTGCCGCGAGCTGCGCTGGCGGCCTTCGCGCGAACGGCAGGTGCGGCAGATCATCAGCGACGAGTCGATGCTCTGGCCGGAGATCGTCTGCGCCGCGCCGGGAAAAAACGGCGGGTTTTTCCGTGCCGAAACGCTCGACGAACTCTGCATCTACGACAACTGGCTCACGGAGATCGCCGAGCGCGAGATGAACAAGCGCGACGCCTTCCGCGCGTATGTGCGGCAACAAGGCATCCGCCTGCCGGAAAGGGCGCACGCATGAGCAACCTCGAACTGCTGCAATTTCTCAAGGCCACTCACGCGGAGGCGCAGCGGGCGGTGGCGCTCCACGGCGAATTTGCCTCGCTGCACGAGGCGCTGGGCGTGATGGATGAGGAGTTTCACGAGTTTAAACTGGAAGTTTATAAAAAAGCGGAAGCGCGCGACCCGCAGCGCGTTTACGACGAACTCGTCCAGATCGCAGCCATGTGCGCGAAAGCCGCGCAGTTGGTGAAGGCGAAAGCGTCCTACGACACCGCTCATGACTTTTTCTACGGCGGCGTTGCTTCGCAAATGAACGCGCTGATGAAAGCGGCCAGCGATCCTAATCCTTCGACGGTATACCCACGATGAACACCCGCCCGCTCTGTCTCTGCTGCGAGGAAACCGAGGCCACGTGCTCCGATCCCGATCTCGGGCCGGTCTGCGGCGAATGCTTTGCGCTCCTGCACAACATCGCAGTCGGCCTGCGGCAGGCCACTTTCGGTTTCCCGCGCTGCGGCACCAAACACCAAAAACCACAATGACCACCACATGAAAAAAGACAAATCACCCATCCCCGAATCCCCCGATTTCAAGAACGCGATCGACCTGCTCGCCCTCTATTCCGACGCCACGATCCGGCTCGCGGCGATCAAGGCCAGCCTCGACGCGAAAATGCTGCCGATCCTCGACAAGCGCCGCAAGGAATACACCCGGCTGCAGGCCGCCCAGGGCGAAGCGCAAAAGGCGCTCCAGGTCATCTGCGAGCGCAATCCGCACTGGTTCGTAAAACCGAAGACGCTCACCACCGCCTACGGCAAGCTGCAGTTCCGCAAATCGACCAGACTGGAATGTGCCGACGAGGCGGCGTGCATCCTGCGGATCGCGCGCGGCGGCGGACGCAAAAAATACCTGCGCCGCAAGGTGGAACTCAACATCGAGGCGCTGGAACGCTGCAGCGACGAGCAACTGGCCGAGTTTGGCATCACCCGCGTGACCACCGAGAATTTCACCGTCAAACCGCTCGGCGTCCAGATCGGCGAAGCGTCCGCGACGGAAGAGGGCGAAAGCGAGGAAGCGGCATGAAGCTCCCGAACTGGATTTACCGTTACCGCGTGGTGCTGGAGCGGCACGGCTGCAGCCCCGGCCAGAAGCGCGGCGGGCTCGTGCGCCTCTTTCTCACCCGCAGCGGCACCGCGTGGGTGGCCGATGCGCGCCACGCCGGCACGTTCATCGGCACCCGCCCCGGAGCCAAAGCCTTCGCCGCCGCGCTCGCAGCGCAGGCGGAGGATGTGGAGAGGGGGTTTGTGCTGTGAGCGCATTTGTTAAAATTCTAGCCTGGTTTGTGGTGTGTGTTTGCTGGCTACTCGAAGTTCTTGCCATTCTGGGAGGCGTCGCGATCGCGCTGATGATTGCGGCCTCGATTGCTCGGAAAATGTGGGAAGATCGAGCGGTTCTATTGTTCTGTTTTGCGCTTGCGACAATCGCGACGCTGGTGTGTTGGCTGTATTCCCGCGCAAGACAATGGGCACTGCAGGTGGTGCAATCGAAAGTGAGGCCGGAAAGCCGATGAGCACGCAAACGAAAATCGAATGGTGCGACCACACGTTCAATCCATGGATCGGCTGCACGAAGGTGGATGAGCTGTGCACGAATTGCTACGCGGAAACACAGGACAAATTCCGCGCCTGGACGCCGAAAGGATGGGGCAAAGGCAAGCCGCGCCAGCGCACGAGC